TGTGATTGGAATAAAAGTCCAACCTTCTGCGTGTAGTAATTTTACCCATGTTTGTGAGTCAGGCATGGGTTCTTGTATCGCCATCCACGCGGATCTATTAAATTCTTCTATTAAATTTTCTTTTAAAATTTTCTTAATACCATAACGTTCCTCCATTGAATATGTTTTGTGATAACCAGATTGCAATTCAAAACCTCTCATTGTCATCCATTTACTGAAATGTTTTTCCCATTGCAGTAGTACTCCGTCAACGTCTGTAAGTATTATTCTACTTGATAGTGGCATCTTCCATTCCTGCTACTCTTAATTTTACAATGTTTGTAATTTGCCATTGTTTTTGATCTAACCCTTTGGTGATGCCTAACCAACGATTACGTAAAAGAGCAAATTCATTTATAATTTTTTCTAAATCAACAACGTCTGCTTCGCCGTCAACATATTTTTCACAATCTCTAGAACTTAATGCTCTTTGATAATTTTCTAAATATTTTTTAAATCTTTCAGCTCTTAAACGTCTACGTTCAATGTTAAGATATTCTAATATTGCTTCAATCTCTTGTAGTTGTTGAAATCTGTGTTCTACTATTCCAGGCATAGATGCACTAGCTCTTTCTAAATTGCCCCAGATACCGCATTCTTTACGTGCAGATTTATATTCGTCGTTGTAATGTATTATGCAATCAGGAATTTTAGAAATGTCTTTGCTTACTGTTGTATACCAACCCATTAATCCTCACGCCAGTTTTCGTCGTTGTCGTTATCACCGTAAGCATCGTCTGCATCGTCTTCTAGAACAATTTTGATTGCTTCGGTAAGTTTTTCGTCATATTCCATTGACGCCTTTAAAATTTGATAATCTATGCTTTGGTCAACTAATGTTTTTACAAAGTCAACTGCACAATCTAGTTTTTGTCTTTCGGGTACGTAGTGGGAAATAGTAGTCCAAATTTCTTCAATGTGCGTACTATCCATTGTCTGTTCCATCTTCTGCTGTCTCCTGGTCAGTTATATTAGCAAAGTCATGCATGACTTTTGTTAATTTATCACCTGTCCAGTTTTTTCGGAACTCTATTATCTCTACCCCTTTAGGATCAACATACTTTAATCTGTTACCTTGTTGCTTTATTATGCCTTTTTTCTCAAATAAATCAAGCAATCCTGAATACGGATTCATTCCTGTTTCGTATGGAATTTTAACTTGTACACTTTCAAAAGGTTTAGCATACCTTGTTTTCATTACTTTACAAGCCGCTCTAATACCTCGTACATCTGTAACTTTGTTGCCTGCTTCATCTTCTTTTAATTTAAGTTTCTTCATTGCAACAACAATACTAGACGCATATATAAATCCTTGTCCTCCTGATATCTTGTCGTCTGGATCAAACATATCTTGCGATGCGTATGTGTGGTTCGTAGCCATAAGTCCTACGTTCCATGAACCAAACATATTAACACAGTTTCTTACTAGAGCTGTCAATGCCTTAGGCTTACGACCCAAGTCACCTTTCATCTCACCTTTGTTAAACTGATCTACGTCAGTTGGAGTAAGCAACATACCTAACGAGTCAACTACAAATAAAACTTTTGGTGCGGCTTCTCTGTTTTCCGCGTGTTCTGTTTTGTACTCTTTCATGAACTCTGATACAGTTTTTGCTACATCATCAACCATTGATAAACTTAATTTTAATAATTTTTTTTCATCTGTGTCAACGCCAAGAGCTTGTAGCCATGATTCGTCTAATGCATTTTCAGAATCAACTAATATTACAAATATACCTTGATCCTGTGCATTTTTAATAATATTGCCTGAAGCAATATAAGATTTGCCTGCTCCTGATTCACCCGCTAACACAGATACTTTTCCTAGGGGAATTCCTTTGTTAAAATCACCTGATATCAAATAGTTCAATGCAAAATTGCCTGTTGATATCCAGTCTGTTGGATCACTAAATCCTATACCCAAACCTTGGATTGATTTTGTTATACTTTTTCTAAATTTACTTGCGTCAAATACTTTTGTCATTTGTGTCCTATAATATTATCCAGAGTACTATAATAACTATTACTGCCCATGCAGGTATCTGTTTGTATAATATCCAGTCAATTGCTTTTTTAATTTCTTTTTTCATACTATAATAATACTACCGTTTGGCTCTAGTGTCAATGTGTTAACTAGAGCCAATGGTAATTTTTCTTTACTTGCTTTGTCTTGATCTAATCAACTTCAAAATGTCCTCTGCTCTTTTGGCACTGTCCGTATTTGGTTGTGCTGGTGCAGGTTTCACTTCAGCAGTTTGCGTTGCTTCTGCAACAACTGGTTTTTGTTCAGTTGTTTGTGCAGGCGCACTTGCTTGTGGTGTAGTTGATCTAGGAGCTTGAACGCCAGCTGGTCTAAAATACTGTCCGTATTTTTCCAAGTCATACGCTTCGCCATCTACAGATTTTTCAAATAATTCTTTAATTATTTTTATTTCTGCTTCAGTTGGTTCCTTTGGTCTAAAGTCTGATAAATTATGTAAACCAAACTTGTCCATTGCGGCTCTTTCTGTCTCATCAAGTGGTCTTTCTCTTCTTGACCATTTTGATGTTGAGTAATCAGCATAACCACCTTTTGAAGTTTTGGTTACTCTGAAATCCACACCTTTTAAAAAGTCAGTTGGCAATTCTTCCATCTCTGGATCTAATAATGCCGCTCTGATAATGTTAAAAATTTGAGGACCAATAATAAATCTTCTTACTGGATTCTCTGGTGTAGCATCTTCACTTAATGGATTCTGCGTAACAAAACCTTGGAAAATATAACTTTTCTTTTTCCAATATTTTCTACCCATGTCTTCCATAGATTTGTCTTTGAACCACGGTCTAACCTCAGTTAGGACTGGACAAGTTTTTCCATACATTTCCATGCAAGGTACTTGTACCTGTACAGGTCTTGAATCTGTTTGTCCTTTGATCCCTGCGAAAGGCAGTTTGATCATGTTTCTTTCAGTCCAGAAAAAAGTGTTTGCTGTATCCTTATCCGGTAAGAATCTCAGAACTGCTTCTTGTCCTTCTTGAATATTCCAATGTGGAAATATGGCGTTGTCTCCGCCAGTTTGAGAAGTGGAGCGATTCACTTCTTGGGATTTTAACTTCGCTCTTATTTCAGCCAATGTAGCCATAATGTAAGCCTCCTTGTGTGCCTATGTTTGTTTTTTGCCTAAATGTATATTAGACGTATAGTACATAATATACACACATATTTATCTTTTGTCTAGTGGGTTTTATTGGTAATTTTAATTGAAATTAAATTAGTTTTTTGATTATATCTAATTCGCTTACTGATTCTTCAACAGGTTCTTCTTCTTGGAAAAATTCATTTAAATTTAAGCCTGCAAGTTCAATTGCATCTTTTAAGGTATATTCTTTGTCACCAACCTTAAATTTATCTCCAGATTTCATACCTGCCGCTTTGGCTTTTTGTACTGCTTGAGCAAATTCATTGCCTTCTTGTTTCATCAAAGTTGGATTTTTTAAACTATCGTAATTTTTAGCTAAAAACTTCATTGCCGCATCTTCATCAGTTGTTTTCATTGCGGATTTGCTGTAAGCATCTAACACATCATAAACTTGTTTTCCGTCATCACCTCTGTACATTGAAACGTATGGTTTAATTTTTGCTTCTTCTGTTGTTGATTCTTGTTCTGTAGCTTCTTCTTCTGCTTTTGGATTTGCAATATCATCAGCCCATTGTTCAAACTGTTCTGATTCGTCTTTGGCTTTTCCTGCTCTGTCTTTTTTAGGAGCAAATGCACCTGGTTCCATTCTTATTTCGTCTCTATAATTTGGATCTGCCTGCATTTTTTTGTAATCATCAATGTATCTTTTTGCAAGTTGGATTGCAATTTTTTTATTTTTAACATAGTCGGCTGTTGGTTTGAAAAATGGTTGTCCTTCACCGTCTAATTCATCTGCTACTCTAGAAGCAAAATTGGCAAGTCTGTCTTCTTCGCCGCCTTTAGTTAACAATCTAGAAGCTATATCTGAAAGTATTGAACTTAACATTGTATTTTTATTTGTAAATTTAGTACGCTTCAGCATAGTGTCTGCTGTGTCGTCTTTTCTTAATACTAATTTTTTGTTAGGATCTGATAAAAAACTTTGAACAACTGCGCCATGGTCTACAACTGGTGATACTTCTGCATCTTTGTCTTTGAATTCTTTCATATCTTCAGCATCTCCGTCTTTTTTAAATTTAGGTTTTAGTTCTTTACCTTTGAACGCTGTGACTCCAGGTTGAACTTTTTCAACTTCTCCACCTTTAGCCATAAACGATTTCATCATTTTTTCTCTTTCAGCTCTTTTTTCTGGTGTGTCGTATTCTTGCATCACTCTATGAATAATTGGTAAAGCGTCTTCAACTCTGTTGTCTAGATTTTTTAATGTAAATTTTTCTCTATAAGAATTAGCAGTTTCGTCATCCATAGCAATTTCTTCTTTTGTTTTAAAATTTTTTACAGTTTCATCGTAGTGTGATTGTTTGTTTAAATTTTTTACATACATTCTTAAATTTTCTAATTGTAGTTTTGCTTGTTCAATTATATCACCAGCTGAATCATTTAACTGGTCTTTATTAGAAGCATATCTTGAAAATGAATTTAATTTTGCAATGTCTTCCGAAGTTGAAACAATGTGTTGACCAAAATCATCATGTGGTCTTCCGCCATTTGCAACGTGTCTAGTCATTGCTCTAGCACCTGCTAAATGAATCACTGGATACTTGAATCTTTCACCGTCATCATTTTCAATGTATAATGAATTTATGTGTCTTGATCTTGCACCTGGCACAGTTTCATCAACTGGTCCGGTATGTCTAATTATTAATCTTGTTTTGTCTAAATTTTCGTATGAACTTTTACGGGTGCCTGTTAGGCCTTCTTTAACTTCCATACCTGATAGGTGTTTTATTCTGTTTAATTCTTCTGACATTTCATCAGTATTTACCGTTTTGTTCGTATCTGCAAGATTTTGATAATCCTGCTTCGTTAGGCTTGATTTAGTGATATCTCGTATATCAAATCTAAGTTGATGCTCTACTGCAAAGTCTTTTAGCTCTTTTATAAAAGTGTACCATTCGTTTTTATCATCTTCTTCAATCTTTGCCATCATATCTCTGTTATAGAATACTTTCATACTCTGGTCGTCAGCTAATGAAATAGATATTCTACCAAATTTGTCTTGGTCTTCTGTAAATTCAAAGTCAAAAAATACAGCTCTGCTAGGATCTGCTGTTGCCGACCCTTCAGAATCTCCAATTGTAATATTACTAAATTTGCTTCTTATTTTATTGAACAAGTCGCTTGATGTTTTTGGTGAAATCATATTGTATTTATTTAAACATTTAGGTTAGCAAAAATAGGCATAGGAGCGGTGTATTCTGACGTTCTATTGGTCCATTGTTCAAATATTTTTGGATCAAAATCTGCAAGTACTTTTATCATACGTGTAGCTAGTAAACAAGAACTAACTAAATCGTCGTGTTCTCCTGGCTTACCTTTGTAACTTACACCTGATGCAACAAAGTTTTTAAGCTCTGATATACATGGTTTACTATTAATTTCCATTTTATTGTTTTCAACTAGTTCTTTAAATTTTGCACAGGCATCAATCTTGTGTTTTGCAGTTGTGTTAAATCCTCTTCTAAATTTTCTTCTATGTCCTTTTCTAATAGGTTCTGATAAAAACATACCTTGTATATTTTCTTCACCTATATCCATAACTCTCATTAAGGCCGCTTCACCTAATGTATTATTTTCCATTGAATAAAAAATGCTTGGAGTAGCCTGTGAGTCTTGTTCCATAATTGTGTCATGTATATACTTTGTAATACTTTGTAAAATTCTAATTTGTTGATTAGCAGGTGTAGTATTGTGATGCCATTCTCCTACTTGTTTAAATGTTGGCAGTTCAAAGACTTGTATTGCGGCATAGTCTCCACCTGTACCTAAACTTGGATCTAAAGCTATCATGTAAGTGTGTTTTGGTTTAGGTTTTCCATACCATCTTACTTGTCCTTGATTCCAAACAGGTTCAGCACCTTCCATTTCCACAAGTCTAACACTTGAAATTAATGTTTCATCGTAAATTAAAAATTCACACTCATGCTCTCTTCTAAATCTCTCACTTCCTATTCTTGATTTTTCTTGTTCAGCCCATGCTTCGTCTCTGTCAGGGTGTTCTGACCAATGTGCTTTCATGGCATAAAAACCATTTGTGCCTGTTATGTTGTCATTTCCAAAATCATCATATCTTTTACAAGCCTCTTTCCAAATTAAGGCAAATTGATCTTCATCTGAGTTTGGTGTTGATGTAATTAAACATTTACCGCCAGTAGACAATGTAGGAGACAGTGAAGTCCAAAACTCAGTTGCTTTTTCAGGTGG